GTAGCCAGGGCTTCCCGGAGGTTCTGCACGATGCCCGTGGCCATGCCCTTGGCGGCGGCTTCCTTGCCCGTGAAGACCTGACCTTCCATGTCGGAGTCCTGAACATAGCGGCGCTTGTTGCGGACGGCGGCCCGGAACTCGTCACGGGTCGATTCGACCGAGGCCTGAAGGTAGGCACGCTGGTCGTCGGTCAGGGCGAGGCCTTCGGCGCCGGCGGCCTTGTGGATTCCAGCGGCGATGACCTCGACCTTGATGCCCTGGGCGGCGTAGTACTCTTCGAGATTGGTAGCGACGAGGTAGACCCCCACGCTCCCGATCTGGGAGGACGGCGTGACGACGAACTCGTCCGCCTGCGAGGCCACCCACAGGCCAGCGCTGGCGGCCATGTTATCCGCAAAGGCGCGGGTAGGCTTGGGGAAGTTGGCGACCTTATCGGCCAGTTCGGGGACACCCGTCACCGTGCCGCCCGGGGAGTTGACGAAGAGCAGCACCTTCTCGACGGCAGGGTTCTCGGCGGCTTCGTCGAGCCAGCCAGAGACCACGTCCACGTCGGCCGCTCCCATCATGCGCTCCATGGGGCTGAGGCCTTTGCCGATTGGGCCCGATAGCGGGATGACCGCCACGTTGCCGACGACGTAGGGCTTGGGCGATTCGCCGAAGAGCTGCGCGATCATGTCGCCGAGGCCGGCGGCCTTGGATGCTTCGACATACTCCTTGGCACGGACGGGATGAATCAGAAGAGGCTCGAGGCCGCGGAGGCCCTGGGAAAGAAATCTCACGGGTGTTAGGGGGTAGAGGGAGGAGGGATAGGTAGGTCGAGGTTCTCGGCCACGTCGTTCGGGACTTGGGTGTTGGCCTGTCCCTGCTGGAGCCAGTTGAAGCCGGGCTTGTAGAGCATCCACACGGGAAGGCCTTTGTCCTTGGCTAGGCCGATAACGAAGTTCATATCGTCGGCGCGCTTGGTGAGCTCCTCCTTGAAGTCGAGACCGCGCTGAGCGTAGAGCTCAGACATCGAGAGGAGACCGAGCTCCACGTCGGCACGATCGTTAGCGGCGTCTCGGCCACCGTCCACGGTCACGCTCTTAGGCGTGGTCCAGGATGTGACGTACCACTTCGGGTCGTCAGGCAGAGCGCCGGAGGCGATGCCGTCGGCGATGATGTAGTCCCAAGTCGGCTGACAGAAGGTGTCGATGATTACGGTCTGGTACTTGCCGAAGACGCGGGCGGCCTTGGCCGTTACGAGTCGAATGGACGCACCGCCCAAGGCTTGAGGATTCGCGACAAACTCGAACGGTAGGGAGCCAAAGGCGATGTCCCGCTGTAGTTCGGTCACGAATCCGTTGAAGGTCTGAGAGGGTCGCTTTGATTCCTGATGCTCGAGCTTCTCATTGGGTTCTAAAACGATGAGCTTGCCACCGGCCTGCTCGACCATTCCGGAGTAGCATCGGTCGCCGCCGCCGAGTTCGGCTGCCATGTTATCGTCAATGAAGCCCCCGGCACGGTTGAGGACGCGCGTGACCTCCGACTGGTCCTTGACCGCGCGCTTCTCGGCTTCGAGGATCTCGTCGAGGTCCTGCAGAGTATTGACCGAATGTTGCAGCAGGGGGGTACCGCGAGCGGCGCTGGACGAAGTCAGGTCCACGATATGCATCATCGTGTTAGCCGGCATGAAGCGGCTGGAGCCGTCGGAGCGGTAGACCCAATAGCCGACGATCTCGGCGAAGTCTCCGAACTGCACGCCGTCCCAAGTACGGTCAGGGGTGTCTCGGTCGGCAGGGTCACCGACGCGGTGCGTCTCGATGATTTGAATCTTGGCCTCGTTGCGGGAGTTGCGGACCTTGGCCGCAAAGCACTCGCCGTCACGGATAAGCGCACGGACGAGCATCCCCTGGCACTGGGCGAAAGAGAAGCGGTTCGTTACGTCGATACGCTTGGAGTGTTCGGCGAAGTATTCCTCGTAGGCCTTGGCCGCTTCAGGCGTGCTGGCGTGGGACTGCGGACGGATGCCGTCGCCCGAGGTATACAAGACCATGTCATTCAGGATGGCGTTGTAGAGGCCGTAGTTGCGTTCGGCGTACCGGCACTTCTTGACCATCACGTTCCGATCGCGGGAACGGAGGTCGCGGCGGGAGTCCACGTTGGCTCCCATGTAAAGAATTTGGCGGGCGTTGCTCTGCGTCACGCTCTCCCATCGAGGGTTCTGCGGATAGGCCGAACCGTTCTCAGTGTAGGCCTGCTGCTTCGGCACGGCGCCTCCCGCGAGGGCTGGCTTCTTCGGCGCCTTGATGACAGGCTTACCGGGTTTCTTCTTCAGAGACTTAGAGGCCATATTGAGAGTCGTTGTTACGGTTGTCGTAGCGGGTGTTAATCACATTCCGACGACGACCATAGCGCTGGGGGTCGAGCAAACTGAGCGCCCCCATGGCCTCGGCGAGCATCTCCTTGGGGGGCAACGCAAACTGCTTCGTCGAGGACGAGCCGGAGTCGGCGTAGGACATGAGCACCTTGCCCTCCATGATCATAGAGACCGCCTTGGCCTTGATTGCCAGCAGCTCGTCTTCCGAAAGTCCGATGAACAATCCTTGCATAAATCTGCGGGGCTAGGCAACGGAGCCGACCCTATGCCTCCGCAGGCGCACATCCTACGACGCTTCGGAACCGTTCCTCTTGTCGTCATGTTGACCGACCTTCTCCAGGTTGCAAGTCGTCCGCGGTGGCTTCTCGGCCGACGACGCCCCAGCGCACGGCGACGAGGAGGCAGAGGATTTCGCAGTCGAGGGCGTGGTTGTCCCGCTTGCCCTGAGGGAGAATCCATGTGGCCTTACCCGTCCGACGATCGCGGACGCGGACTTCCGAATTCAGTTGGTCAACGTATTCGGGCGAGGCATCCCGGGCAAATCCGAAGACCTTCCTCGCCCGCAAGCCGTGAAGTAAATCCTTGGCCATGACGTTCGAGAACGAAATGAGCCAAGCCCGGGCCTGCGTCCCTGGGACGAGGATGGCCTGCTTCTCCGAATAGAATCGGCGGACGGTGTTCCCGTCCCGGTCGCCCACCGCGAACGTCTCGGCGCCGGAACCCTTGGAACACTTCCAGCCACGGACGGCCGTCTGCTGGTAGACGAGCTGCGTCTGGTCACCTGAGTCCACGCAGATCATGGCCTTGTGCGTCCCAGTCCGTTTGACGAAGTCATCTAGGTCTTGCCAAGTCTCCAGCTTCTCAAAGGCCATCAGGCGGCTATGACCTGACTTGGCGAAGCGGCGGCAGACCGCAAAGAAGTGGCCGCGCTGCACGTCGATTCCGATGACTCGAAAAGGGATGCTCCCGTTCGGCGCTCCCTCTCGGTCCACGACTTTGCCGGCAGGGGTGATGACCGCCTCGGCCCCCCAGTCGTCGGCAAGGGCGTAGTCCGAGGATTCGGTCGAGACCACCATCGCTCCGCCGTCGTCGCTCCAGGGGATGGCGAGGTACTTGGTTTTAAAAATCTTACGACCCTCTTCATCTCCGTAGGCCTCCGACGCTTCCTTGCTCTTGATCATGTCCACGGCCAGCGAGCCCCAGCTCGTCGAGGCCAGCGCGTTGACGTGCGTCCCGACCCACCCGGTCTTCTGAGGTTGCGCCATCTGGACGAACTGCGCCCCGTTCTCCACGGCGTTGCAGGCGATGCGCGTCTCGTTCGTGTCGGGTAGGTGCTCCTTACAGCCCGAGCATTCGTAGGTCGTGTTCTTCTCGACCATCAGGTGATTCCATCCGGCAGGGCTTTTCGCCTGCTCAGGGAACCTTACGAAAGACCAGTCCCAGGGCTGGAGCTTCTTGCATAGGGGGCATACCATGTTCCACTCGTGTTGAGTCGTCATCCCCCAGATGTTGTCGAGGTCGTCCCCCACCATGCCGGCCTGCGACAGGTAGAGTTTCTTGGCCGTCCATTCGTAGGCCTTCGTTCTCGCCATTGACTGCGCCACGGCCCCTTTCTTCCAGAGCCAGATTTCGTCGCCGATGACGTACCGC